GACGCTGACTTAAAAGCATCTCCTACTATTCGCAGCAGATCATCCCTGTTGATTACTCGCTTGAATACCATGTTTGATGGAGCAGGATTTGGTTCTGGATACGTAAAAAAAGAAGTAGAAAACTCTCTTGGTCCAGATGTTTTCAAAAAAGAATCTGGATGGGAATTTAAGCGACAAAGAAAGATACCTACAGGTTTCCAGCCAGATGTCTATCAAAAGTTAAAATCTATACTTGCAGATGATACAGTTTCTAAAGAGATGCGGCTACAGATGGCCGGACACTTATTCGGAGGATTTAGACCTGAAAACATCGCAAACTTTAACATAGAAAATTATGACCGTGAGAATGGCATTCTAACCTATTATGATAATAAGAGCAAAAAGAATATGTTTGTAGTTGTCAACCCCGCTGTTCAGGGAGTTCTTGATGAGCAAATAGGGGACAGAACATCTGGTGCAATTTTTCCGAACGCAAAGAAAAACCAAACAGCCTTAAACAAGCTGCTTAAAAGCACGATGGAAAAGGTTACTTTTGCAAAGCCTGATGGGACACTCAAAGCGGAAAACTTCACAGTATACAAGTTACGAAATCTCAATGAGACGATTCTGACCGATTCTGGACTGCTGGAAAGCGACATCGATTTTCTAAATGGTCGAAAGCCTCAAACACAAGCGGCAGGATATGTTGCTAGTGCATCTCGTCAGAGGCGCATCAAACGAGCAGCAAATGAGTTAGTTGCGTCGATTGCTGGATATTCAGGAACGCAGACTGTAGCACAGTTTGCCTCTGACATAGGGATTGAATTTCCTGAGAAAGCCCTTCAGACTATAGTTAGCCGTGATCTTCTTGTAGCGGACGAGTACGTAGAATCACTTGATGATGCTTTTCTTGACACCCTAGAAGTTGAGGGGGGTCAATATAGTAAAGACAATATTCCCCCTGCTGATCCTGAACTAACTGCACAGTATCAGGCTGAGTCAAAAGCAGCAAGCAGACTTCGTACGGCAAAATTAGAAACTGAGGCAATAGAAGCTGAGTCGCAAAATGTAGAGGGCAGGGCTGCTCTACAAAAAAAGACAGACGCAGAGATTAGAACTGATGAACTACGCCGCATTGAAGCAGCAAAAATAAGACAACAAGTAAGAGAAGAACAAGGGGTAGCAAAAACGCCAAAGAAGGTGCTGGACCCTATGGATGAAGTTGACGAAAAGTCAATGAATTTACTCAAAGAACTTGGCATAGACGATATGTTTGATGATCTCAAATCACTCATCCCACCAGCCGTACTTGCCACAGCAGCAACTGTTGCAGATACTGCATTTAAAGTTACAAGTGCTGTAGCGGGACCAGTGCTTCCTGTGATTGGTTTTCAACAGACTAAAAAAGAACTAGAAGAATTAGGTATGTCTCCAGCAGAAGCTGCTGCACAAGCGGCGGCTGAAGAGGCTAACCTACCTATGGGATTAGTCGGAGGAATAACCAGACCTGCAGTTAGCGCATTTGTTGAAGCTGCAAAAGAACCATTCCAAGAAGAAACAGGAATGATATTGACAGATAAGAATTTGGAGAGAAATGCTATTTCCAAAATAACAGGGGGACAATTCAAATTTGCCTCCGGTGGATTCATAGAAAAAAGGGAGTAATCCAATGGCGAATACCACAACAGGTAACTACAATTACGGTGAGGCATACATTATGAATGCCGATAAAGTTTCCGTAGATACGGACGAGGGTGCAGCAAAGCTCTATCGTGAGGGCTTGGAGTTTGACACCCGTGTTAAAACTGGCGTCCTTACAGAAGACATGCCAAAGAAGCAGACTAAGCCTACTGTAGAAGCTTCATTCAATACTATGGCTGAAGATAGAAACTACTTTAGCTAATAAGGAAAAGTAGATGGCTGATAACTTCTTAGAGCCAGATGAGGATGTTGCTATCCCCGTCGTAAATCCTGACGAACAGATGCCCGGTCTATCAGGCCACATACGGGCAAAGTTCGACGACGCGGAAAATGGCAGGTTTGCTAACGAACAGAGGTGGCTTCAAGCCTACAAAAACTTTCGTGGCATATACGATTCCACTACGCAATACCGTGATAGTGAAAGATCAAAAGTCTTTATCAAGATAACAAAGACAAAGGTCTTGGCTGCGTATGGGCAAATCATAGACATCCTGTTTGCAAACAAGAAGTTTCCTATCGTCGTTGAGCCTACTCCTATGCCAGAAGGTATAGAGGAGTTTGCTCACATGCGTACTCCGATAGACGAAGTAAAACCCCCAGAAGACCCGTACGGTTTTCCGGGTGACGGAAGAACTCTTGAACCGGGTGCCATGTCAGCACAGGGGCCGCACGTTTTAGGGTCTTACGGAAAAGAGTTTGGAGACATGCTTGCTCCCGGTCCATCCAACGTGGGAGAACCGCAGTTCGAACCTGCTAAAGAACAAGCCCGTATGATGGAGAAGTGTATACACGACCAGCTTCTTGACAGCAACGCTGTAAGTGAGTTTCGTAAGGCTGTGTTTGAATCCTCACTATACGGCACGGGAGTTGTCAAAGGGCCGTTCAACTTTTACAAACGTGTTCACAAGTGGACAAGAAATGAAGATGGTGAGCGTGAATACACTCCGTATGAACGCACTGTTCCTCGCATAGAGTATGTATCTATATGGGATTTTCACCCTGACCCTGCAGCCACATCCGTAGAAGACTGCGAATACGTCATCCAGCGACACCGTATGAACAGACAACAACTTCGCGGGTTGATCATGCGTCCTCACTTTTATGCGGACGCAATCGAAGAGTGTCTAGCCAAAGGACCAAACTACGAGGACAAATACTACGAAGACACGATTCGTGAAGACGAAACAGAACCTCACGTGCAAGAAAACAGGTACGAAGTTCTTGAGTATTGGGGAGTTCTCGACTCTGAGTTTGCTAAAGAGACTGGCCTTGAGGGTGCAGAGGACATGTCAGAGTTTGATCAAATGCAGGTCAACGTCTGGGTGTGTGGCACACGGGTCATACGATGTGTAATCAATCCATTCACTCCTGCACGTATACCTTTTCAGTCGTTTCCGTTCGAAATCAATCCGTACCAGATTTGGGGGGTTGGCGTAGCGGAAAACATGGAAGACGCACAGATGCTGATGAACGGACACGTTCGTATGGCAATCGACAACCTAGCTTTGGCTGGTAACCTTGTCTTTGATGTGGACGAAGCGTCCCTTGTTCCCGGACAAAACATGGACATCTTTCCCGGCAAAATATTCCGCCGTCAGTCTGGTGTAACGGGCACAGCAGTCAACGGCCTCAAGTTTCCAAACACCGCACCTGAAAACATACAAATGTATCAGATATCGCGGCAACTGGCTGACGAAGAAACTGGCATACCGTCAATTATGCACGGACAAACTGGTGTGACAGGCACTGGACGCACAGCAGCAGGACTGTCCATGTTAATGGGGTCGGCAGGTTTGTCAATGAAAACCGTAATAAAGAATATTGATGATTACTTGCTGCGTCCTATCGGTGAAGCGTTCTTTCAGTGGAACATGCAGTTCAGTGAGAACATGGAAGAGATTGCAGGTGACCTTGAAATAAAGCCGCGTGGCGTTGCAGCCGTCATGCAAAAAGAAGTCCGCACACAGCGTCTTACCTCGTTGCTACAAACCGTAGCTAATCCCATGCTTGCTCCGTTTGTAAAGATACCAAACTTAATGCGTGAATTGGCTATCTCACAGGACATTGACCCTGACAGTCTAGTTAACGATACAAACGAAGCACAAGTCTATGCAAAAATGTTACAAGGAATGATGCAAAATGCTCAACAAGGACCAAGCCCGCAAGCTGGCCCCGATGCTCAACAGCAAGGAATGGGAGCCGCTCCGGGAGTACCTAGCGGACCTCAAAGACCTGACGATTCGGGCCGTGGTGACGGCACAATCGGAGTCGGAACTGCGCCAGTTGCAGGGGAAGCTGGCTTTACTGGAAACACTCCTACAGTTGAAGAGTAGCTATGAGGCAGTCGTAAAGACTGAAAATTAATGTCATGGGCATTGAAACATCTGAACAAAAACGAGAGAAGCAGCTTAAAGCAGACAACGAGCAGCGTGAAAGAATACGCAAGCGTATATCTTCCGTAAAAGAATCCGAAGGCATCGTTCGCTCTTTATATAATAAAATACCCACTAATGTAAGACTGCTTGTAGAAAATCTTACAGGAGTAGACCGCCCAATTACAGCCGCCGACTTTACTGAAGACGAACTGGTAGAGATGGTATTCATGGCTGAAAAAATGAAAGAGTACAACAAACAAAGAGAAAAATACGCACAAGATTTAGCAGCAGATAGAACATACGCAACGTCGGGTTCAATTTCAGATAATATTGTCCAAGCCAACATACAAAAACTTCTTGATAGCTTTGAAAGAACTAGAGATAAAACATCCGTAAATCCATACAGACCCACACCGTACGCAGCGCACACAGGCAGAGGTTCTCCACAGGGAAGTCAAGTAGATAAATCGTTTCTTGATTCTGTTTACAGTTCATTTACTAATCCCAGATACGTAGTGGGAACTAGTTTGGGCAAGTACAACGCTTTTGACGTAGATAATAAAATTGCTAAAATTAGAGACACATACAACTTTAACCCAGAAGAACGAAACTTACCAACAGACTTTAAAAGTGTACTTACACGTTCACTAGCTAGTCCAGAGTTAGCGGGGGAGTATTTAGCTAACTTTTTTCGCACAGAAAGCAGAGACGTAAACATAGACCTTCCACTAGGGATGAACACAGGCGGCATGGTTACACGAGACAATCCAAACTACCTTGATTTTTCAGAAACAGATGCTTCGCGTACTGGAACCACTCCGTATTTTGATCCAGCGGGGACACTGACTCAAGACGAGTATCAAAAACGATTTATTGATTTTTACAACATGCCTACTATTGAGGCTGAAGTTATTGACGTTGATGACGACGATGACGACGATGACGATCAGGCCGTACAGCCAAACGTCCTTGCACCCGTAGGAAACGACGAAGACAGACAAACAATATTTGGTCAGGGAACTGTATTAGGTGAGGGAAAGTCTTTTACCTTTGAAACACTAGACTACAACAAAGTTATAAACGACTATGTTGACCCCAACAAAGCAATAAAAGACGGTGCAAAAAAAGATCAGTCTAAAGGTGGATTTACTAAAGCTATTGCTGACATGTACAAAACTCCAGAGGGCGCAATAGGGTCTGGCGTAGGATTTATGATGGGATTTGGGCCGCTTGGTGGACCTGCCCTGTCCGCTATGGCTAACCTGAACCGCAAAAAACAAAAAGAAACAGCCGACGCAATTGCCGCAACAGGCGGCACTGGCGGTGCCATGTTTAAATTAAACAATCAAACAGTGTACCGTGCGCCGGGTTCGACCCAGTATAGTGGCACATACAGTGGATCAAGTTCTCAACTGTTTGGCATGGAAGCCATAAAGAACGGGTTTCTTCCGGGCACGTTTAGAGAAGTGCCCGTAAGTCAGGCATTTCAAAATGTTATAACAAATACTAATGAATACGTAAAGACTGGACTCCCTGTTGCCCACGCCGACACTGAAGCTATGGTAGTAATCAATGCCAACGGCAACGTAGTCGGATCAGACGGCACAATGGGAAGTGTCAGTGCAGGTCAGGCTACTAAGGCACGAGAAAATCACGCTAAAGCAATGGCACGAGCTATGGGGTCAAACTACACTCCAACTCCTGCCGAAGCCCTTGAAATCAGACAAAAGGGTTTGGCTCACATGAAGGCAACTTTCAACATTGGAGCGTTTGATAGAAGTAGTGATCTTAGTGCGGATGAATCTGCTGCACGAGCAAAGGAATACAATCGATACACGTCATCGTTGATAGCGCAGATACTTAATAAAAGAGAATTTTCTGAGGACGAATTTGGCACTGATATTGGAGTAGGAGATCAGGGAGGACCAGAATCAACAACGACAACAGAAACTACAGCGACAGTAGAAAAAACTGCAGCGTCTGAAGATGCCAATGTTCCAAAAGGGTCGGGGGATGAACCCGGTGGTGATTATAATAGGTCCGATAATAGGCCCAGCGGACCAAGAAGCACCGGACCAAGAAGCACTGCAGGTAGTAGATCAGGCGGTCAAAAGGGTTTTGGTTCTAGAGATTCTACAGGTGGTGCAAGAAGATTTAAAGAGGGTGGTCGCGTCGGCCTACAGGAAGGCGGCGTAGCAGCCGCACCAGCGGGCTTTGTAGAGCGTCCGCCATCACAGGTATCTGAAGCTGCTACAGTGGCTGACGACAAGCCTATGAGCGTCCCAGAGGGCACATTTGTAATCAACGCTGCAGCCGTAGAGTTTGCTGGAGAAGAAGACATAATTGAGATGCTCAACGCGGCCTACAAAAAAGCCAGCAAGAAAGGTATCAAACCACCATCTAGAGAAACACTAGAGGTGGCAGTGTCAAGGGGTGAAGTTATTGTTCCTCCGTTTCTTGCCAAGATCATTGGTTATGACCGCTTAGAGAAGATTAACAATCGCGGAAAAAAAGAAACTAATGAACGCATCAAAGAAAATGGACAGCAGCCTGTAGGCGCAGCAGGAGGTGGATTTCTCACTAGAAAAAAGTTAGCTAATGGCGGTGAGGTAGACGAATACGAAGACAAAATTATAGCTGATGAAGTTCGTCGAAAGATGGACGTTCTTATGGACGAAGTAGCTGCACGTAATTTTGAGAATAAAGATGATCCCATAACAGTAATATCTGAATATTTTAAATCTGATTCAGCGCAAAAAGAATATGCAGATGCAATGGCAGAACGATATGACAGAGCAGCAAGAACCGGAAACTTTTATTATGACACAAGAAATAAAATTTTAAACGTCCCTAAAACTCCAACACTTGCTAACTTGCTTGTTATGGCGGAAGAAATTGCCCACATGGATGCTTATGAACCCGGAAATCCGATGACAAGAAAAAATCCATACCCTGCACCAGAGTATAGTCTTTTTAAAGATTTTAATAAACTTACAGGGGATTTATTTAGAACTCCTGTTATGGGAGAAGATTTCGACCCACAGGAAACTTTTGATTTAGAAGGCAGGTACTTGGAAGAAATGAGGGCTAAACAAATTGCATTCCAAACTGTATTTGGCGGATTAGCCCGAAGACAAGCTGAACAAACTAAATCGGGGAAAAAACTTAAATATACTAGGGCTAGTTACGAAGAAAATTTTGCAGACTACATTACAGCTTTTGCTAGTCCAGTTGTTAAGGCTGCCTTTTTTAAAAAATACCCTAATTTAAAAAGGGTATACAGAGAAGTTCCTGTAGATGAAGAATTGCGTAAAGCAGCACGTAAAGAACGATCTGAGGAACGTATGCAAAGATCACAGAATTCGTCGGCTACCCCTTAACAACGGCCCCGACACAACCGAAGCGGCTACCTACAAGCCAAAGTAGCCCCGCTAACAAGAGGTAACAAAATGGCAAAACCAAGAGGCCACCGTGCCAACAAACCAAACGACTCATTCGGAACAATCAACAATGATTCGTTATATCGTGGGAAGCACCGCGAAGATGTCTACAAAGATGACGATGAAGACAACGAAGCGGAAGAGACTGTAGAAGCGCAAGAAGCGGACACCAATGAGGCCACTCCGCAACAAGCAGATAGCTTCGTAGAGCAGAAACAAGAACCTGAACACGATTACAAGAAACGATACGACGACCTTAAACGCCACTACGATACTAAGGTAAACGAGTTTAAAGGTGAAATCAACGAACTTAGGCAGTCGCTGGAACGGCGGGAGGTAGAGATGCCAAACAACGTAGCAATGCCAAAGACGATGGAAGAACTGGAAGAATTCAAAGCCCAATACCCAGAAGTGTTTGATGTCGTGCAGACCGTTTCTTCGCTCCAAACAGAATCACAGGTATCCCAACTCCGTGAGGAACTGGGAACGATCAAAGAGCGAGAAAAAGACTTAGAGAAGAAGAATGCGTATCAGCAGCTTGTTTCTCACCATCCCGATTTCGACGAAATCAAAGTGGATGAAAAGTTTCTTTCTTGGCTTGAAGAACAGCCTGAATCGATTGCCGATGGCATCTACAAAAATAATACGGATGCTAAGTGGGCGGCACGGGTCATAGACCTCTACAAAGCCGATGTGGGCTTAAACACTAAGAAGAAGACCAGAAAGGCTTCTGCTGCTGATGCAGTCACAAAGACCCCTGCTAGGGAGGTGGCTACGTCAAAGGTAGAAGGTAAAGTTTGGAAAGCTTCTGAAATCCGTAGTCTCAAGCCGTGGGAGTTCGAAAAGCTGGAAGGCGAACTAGACTCTGCACGTCAAGAGGGACGGATCGATCCCAACAACTAACCTCATAGAAGAAGAGGAAAGAACCAATGGCATTTGGTACTGCTGCAGGTTATGGTAACCTGCCCTCCGGTAATTTTGCACCGGAGATTTTTAGCCAAAAAGTCCTCAAGTTCTTCCGTCGTGCTTCGGTTGTAGAAGATATTACTAACACCGACTACGCGGGTGAGATTGAAAACTTTGGCGATACGGTTCGCATAATCAAAGAACCAACAGTCACAGTCAGTTCGTATACACGGGGTTCCGTCGTAAACGCTCAAGACTTGGCTGACGATCAAATCACGATGGTTGTCGATAACGCAAACGCTTTCGCGTTTAAGATCGACGATATCGAAGAGCGGCATTCGCACGTAAACTTCGAAGCTCTTGCCACCTCATCGGGTGCATTTGCGTTGAAGCGTAAGTACGATGCAAACGTCCTGCAAGCCATGTCTGATGGCGCAGGTATCGCTGGTGCTGACGATGCGTCACTGTCAGGTGGTCTTACCACTACGAATAGTGCGCTGGGTACTGCATCCGCTCCTGTCAACGTGGAAACTGACGATGCTGGCATCAACTTGATGCTGTTGATGGCACGTACTCTGGACGATCAGTCTGTGCCAGAAGAGAATCGTTGGTTTGTAGCACCACCGATCTTCTACGAGAAGATGTTCCAAGCCGGAAATAAAATGGCTGAAGTTCAAGTAACTGGTGACGCTACTTCTCCATTGCGTAACGGACTTGCTGTACCGGGCACCCTTGCTGGTTTCCGCTGTTACAAGTCTACTGCGCTTAACTCTACAGCAGGTACCGATCAGGTAACTCTGACTGGTGTGGCAACTGACGCCTCTGAGAACATTGTTCTTGCTGGGCATATGTCGTCCACCTCCACTGCTTCGCATATTGCTAAAACCGAAGTGGTTCGTTCAACTGAGTCGTTCTCTGACGTTATTCGTGGTCTGCACGTTTTTGGTCGTAAAGTATTGCGTCCAGAAGCTGTTGTTCGCGGCGTCATCGACTTCGCGTAAGGGAGGGCTAGATAAATGGCTACTATTGATCGTACCCCTAATGGCGGAACTGCTGGACATCCAGCAAACGTCGCACGTCCCTACGTGATGACTTCTCAAGTCCATGACACTGCTGATGGTGGCACAGGAGGCGACATCATTCAGTTGATTGATGTTCCTGCTGATACCATGATTGTTGCTGGTGCTTTGGAAGTTCTTGAAGCACGTGGTAACTCTCAGATCACTATGGATATCGGTATCACTGGTGGTGATGTAGACTGTTTTATTGACGGATCTACTCTCTCTGCTGGTTTCGAACCATTCCTAGAGGCTGCTACAGGTGCGTCTGGCTCTAACGCCCGTATCCTGACTTCTGCAGACACTATCGATGCTCTTATCATCGATGCTGGCTCTACTGGTGAATCTGCTGCACGTTTCCGTGTTCACGTAGTTCTTGCGGATATTTCCAAGAACCCTGTGGAATCTGCTACAGTTTCTACTGGAACGTAACTATGTTCTTGGGGGCAGGGCAACTTGCCCCCTTGACATTTATTTATATTCGTGATATAGATCCCCATCCCCACAAGGGGTACACCCCATAGGAGATGGCGATGAATTACATCACAAGTAACGTACCATACTTTAAAGCATGGGTACGTAGAGAATACACAACAAACCACGATCGATACCACGGTGAATTTTTACACGCTATGGTTATCGCAGTTACTACTTTACCTATGCGTACTATGTCTTTTCAAGTCTTGTTTACAGGATGTGAAGACGAAGAAAACAACGTACACGGTGGTGCTATGTGGGCACGAATGCCCTTAACTGCACTAGTAGGTGATACACCCTTCGATGAGTGGCCCACTCCTATGCCTACATATTTAGCCCAGCCGTGGGATTGCCAGTCACATCATCATTCGGTGTTCGTGCTAAACAGGGCTACACCCTGCCCGTGGTTGGCTAAGATAGATGGAGACTTTTTTCCTGCCAAGTATTACTTCACTGTAGACTACACAGACAGCGAAGTCGCAGATGATCCTGCACAACACAAGCAAAGCCACGTCTTAGAATTGATGGATGCTGGCGAATGGACAGGCAATATAGTTGCACTTCCTAACAACAGAGTAAGAGTAACCAACCCTGCTTGGTTTGTAACGGGCGACGGCCCACCGGACTTCGCTCCTAGTCAGTGGGTCCATCATTCTAAACAAGACCCGAACTATGTAGAAGATACGGCGCGGGTGTTCAACAACCTCTATGCGGAGAGTGATTATGAAGAAGATGATGAAGAGTAAAAGCAAAGGCATGAAGCGCGGTGGCATGAAAGCTAAAGGCATGAAGCGCGGTGGCATGAAAGCTAAAGGCATGAAGCGTGGTGGCATGAAAGCTAAAGGCATGGCAAAAGGCGGTAGAAAAGGCGGAGCTATGACACTTGCAGCTATCCGTGCTGCAGCTAAAGCAAAAGGCTATAAGCTGGTAAGGGCATAGTCAGATGGCACGTCGTGGATTATATGCCAACATAGCAGCTAAAAAGCGTCGTATCAAAGCAGGTAGCGGAGAGAAGATGCGTACACCCGGAAGTAGAGGTGCGCCTAGCAAAGCCAACTTCCGTCGTGCTGCACAGACTGCAAGGAAAAAGTGAGATGGCAAAGAAAGCACCACCCAAGCCCAAAAAGAAGTCTAAGGGCGCAACACCTAAAAACAAAGCGTTGTACGCTCGTGTGAAGGCAGAGGCAAAGCGTAAGTTTGATGTATATCCATCAGCGTATGCAAATGCTTGGCTTGTTCGCACGTACAAGAAACGCGGCGGGACGTACGCCTGATGGCTAAACCAAAGGGCGGCCTGACAAAGTGGTTCAAGGAAGATTGGCGAGATGTGAAGACTGGCAAGAAGTGCGGACGTTCTGGTTCTGAGAAGAAGAAGCGTCCGTATCCTGCTTGTAGACCAGCCAAAGTTGCAGGGCGTATCAGCAAAAAAGAAGCAGCGAAGAAGACCGGACCCGGTAAGGTTAAGTGGTCCGTGACTGCGTCTGGCAGGAGGAGGAAGTCCGGTGGCAAAAAGAAAGCCTGACAATATGCCAGCCCGTAATAAAAAGAACTTTCGGCCTACGAAAGCGGGGGCTGGCATGACAAGGGCTGGGGTGGCTGCATACCGACGCAAAAACCCCGGCAGCAAACTCAAGACTGCTGTGACTGGCAAAGTAAAGCCCGGAAGTAAAGCAGCAAAGCGACGTAAGTCTTTTTGTGCTAGATCTGCAGGGCAGATGAAGAAGTTTCCTAAAGCTGCAAAAAATCCGAATAGCCGTCTGCGCCAAGCACGAAAGAGGTGGAAATGCTAAACCTACTTATCGGACCAATCACACAATTAGCGAGTACGTGGCTTGAAGGAACGGTTGAGACAAAGAAAGCTAAAACTCTGGCAAAAGTCGCAACGTCAAAGGCTGAAGCGACTATTATGGAGAAAAAGGCGACGGGTGAGATTGACTGGGACTTAGCTGCAGTTAAGGGTAGTCAAAACTCGTGGAAAGACGAGTGGCTGGTAATTTTGTTTTCCGTGCCCCTCATACTAGCATTCATTCCGGGGATGGAAGATGTCGTATCACATGGATTTCAGCAACTGGAGCAAATGCCTCAATGGTACCAGTACAGCTTGGGCGTTATTGTTGCTGCAAGCTTTGGAGTTAGAAGTGCGACGAAGTTCTTTGGAAAGAAGTAAACATGGCAGAAATAACGATGGAAAGATTCCTCAAGTGGAAGATACTACCCCGCTTGATGATGATTATGATGTCAATATCCGCTTGGCGGGTAGTGGAGTGGTTTATGCTCCTACCAGATCCGACGAACGCACAAGCAGGTCTGGTGAGTGTAGTCACGGGGGCCATGACAGGTGCATTTGCGGTGTGGCTAGGACATGAGAAGCACTAGGCTATGGAAGTGATTTGGTCACTTATGCTGACAGTTTGTTCCTTAGAAACTTGTGCTACACAAACAATACAGTGGTTCGAAGAAAAACCTATGTGTATTGAGATGCAAAACCTCCACGAAGAATTACCTATAGATGGCGATTGGAAATCAGTAACTTACAAATGTACTGTAGTAGGAGCAAAAGAAGTATAGATGTCTATGTTTAAGATGGAAAACACGGGAAGTCATCCGTGGGAGAAAAGCCCGATGAATGCACACACATATAGTGAAGAAATGAAGTACGACAGAAACACATTCCTGTACAAACTGATTGAACACGAGGGCATGGTCCTCACTGTGTATGAAGACAGCTTAGGCATAGACACCATTGGCATAGGCCGTAACCTTCAAGATCGTGGTATTACTCCAGAAGAACTAGAGTACATGGACATACCCAACATGGCTGTCGTGTACACAAACGGCATAAACGAGGCAGACGCCAAGTACCTAGCTACAAACGACATAAAGATCGTGGAGAAGGAACTGTGCAAAGCGCACCCGTGTGTATACAAACTTGATGCTACACGACAACTTATCCTGATGGACATGGCTTTCAACATGGGTGTGCCACGTCTGTGCAAGTTTAAGAAGATGTGGGCAGCAGTAGAAGCAGGGGACTTCGACACCGCATCAGTCGAGATGCTCGACTCGCGTTGGGCACGTCAGGTAAAATCACGGGCCACCAAGTTGGCAGAGGCTATGAAGACGGGAAGTCTGTGACTCACGTCTTTCTCCTGTTTGTCTTTGTAGGAATAGGAGATGACAAAAAACTAATCAGCAACGACATGCACTTCAAAGATCTCAACGAATGTGTATGGTACGCACAGACTTTACACAAGCAAGGCAATCTCCTGACGGCATATTGTGTGCCAAAATTTATAACGGAAGGTAACGTAAAGGTATACTGATGGACCCGATTAGCGCGATGGCTACCGCATCTGCCGCATTTGGAGCTATAAAGAAGGGGTTCCAAGTAGGCCGTGACATTGAGTCGATGGCGTCTGACCTGTCCCGTTGGATGGGTGCTATGTCCGACTTGGACATGCTTGAGAAGGAAGCCAAGAACCCACCTATATTCAAGAAACTGTTTGCTGGTAAGTCTGTAGAACAAGAAGCGATGGAAACATTCGCTGCTAAACAAAAGGCAGAATCACAACGCAGGGAGTTACAGCAGTGGATTGGCCTAACACTTGGCAAATCTAAGTGGGACGAACTCGTTCGTATGGAAGGTCAGATACGCAAGCAACGTCAAGAAACCCTGTACAAACAAAGACAACGCCGCCATAAGTTTGTAGAGATAGTAGCGTGGATAGTCATGGGTACGTTTGGTATAGGTCTTCTTTTTGGTTTTGTTTTGTTTCTCAAGGGGGTAGCTGCCAACGCAGAAACGTGGCCGGAATATGTAACGTGCAGACTGAAGGGATGTAGCAAGATAGACGGAGAAAAACTGTGCATATATCACGGTCCTAACAACACAGTAGACAGTGTTTGGATGGACATAAATGAATACTACCCACGAGAAATACAGTGTAAGTACGACCCTAAACACGAAAAACCTCCTACCCTACGTGAAACATTTGAATCAATAGAAAAGTCAAGAAAATAATTCTTGCTAAATTAGGTAAATAGGTGTATAATGTTGTACAGGGAGACTGATATGAAAAGGCTTGCTTACGAGGCTTTAAAACACAAGTACGAGGCTCAGAAGAAAGATGCGCTGTTTGTATACGCAAATTACACAAATAACCCGGCAGCTATCGGTGAACACCCGCAACTGCTTGAGGAGATGGACAAGGCAGTCGCTAGTTGGGCGGATGCTCAAGACAAGCTTGATGCACTTGAAGATTTGGATAGCGAAAGCTAACGGGTATTAGTATGGCAAGCACCTACCTAACTTTAATCAATAATGTGCTTCGTGACTTTAACGAGGTGGAGTTAACAAGTTCCACCTTTTCAACTTCTCGTGGAGTGCAGACAACAGTAAAAGATTACATAAATCGTTCCATCACTGACCTAATAAACTCTGAACTTAATTGGCCTTTCACACAGGCTACAGGGTCTATAGATGTCATAGCTGGTAAGCAGTTGTATAGTCACACAAGTATAGCATCCACTCTAAAGTATGTAGACTACGACAACATGTTCTTGAAACCCAAGAACTACATAACCAACGGCACGTACGAAGTGTCGGGGTCTGCAAGCATAACCGGATGGACTACAGTATCGGGCAGTCCTGCTGCAAGTTCTAAGTTTGGCAACACCTTACTTCTTACTAGTGCAAAAGTAACACAAGAAATATCTGACCTCATTGTAGGTCGTTCGTATATAATCCTAACACAAACCAGTGGTGGCACCCTTACCCTAGATGTAGGCACTAGCTCTGGTGGATCACAAACCAAGTCTGCTACCCTGACTATATCCAATGCTAACGAAGTGTCCCTAAATGAAACCACATTTACTGCGACAGCAATTACGCACTTTGTGTCATTTACTGAAGCATCAGGTAGTGCAGCCTATGTCAAACTTGTAGAACTGAGTGAAAACATAGAACCCATACCCCTAAAGTACTTATCCTACGAAGAATATAACGAAAGATATAGAGAGCGTGACAATCGCCTAGACACTGACAAGTTTGCTGATCCTGAATTTGTGTACACCACATACAACGACGAGATTGGCTTAACGCCCATACCCGACACCAGTAACAGAACTTTGGAGTTCGATTATTACGTTGCTCATACTGATCTATCTTCGGCGACTGATACGTCGATTATTCCGACAAGATTTGAACCAATAGTTCTTTCTCGTGCAAAATACTACACTCACATGTTTCGTTCCGATGTGCAAGCTGCACAATTTTCTTTGAAAGAGTACGAGGATGGTTTGAAACGAATGAGAGTAGAACTGTTAAACCGTAAAAATTACATGAGGGCTGTGTAGTATGGCAGATTTAAGTCAAACTGCTGCCTTTCCATTTGTTTGCGAGGGCGGCTTGGTTGCTAACAGGTCTACGTTTATCATGCAACCCGGACAAGCCGTAGAACTAACAAACTTTGAACCTGACATTGAGGGCGGCTACAAGCGCATTAAAGGATTTCAAAGGCACGTAAGACAGATTGTACCTCAAACATCATCTTCTGATGAAAAAATTCTTATGGTAGTTACCTTTGCTGATAGAGTTGTGGCTGCGAGAGGAGAAAAGATATTTAGTGCTGGCACTACCTCATTGGGAACAGGGTCAAGTTCTGCAATTTCTGCAAGCACATCCATGTCCGGGTCAGGCACAATCACTGTAGAGTCTACATCAGGGTTTACATCTAGTGGCACTTTACAAATAAACAATGAGCAGTTTACGTATACAGGCGTAACATCTACAACTTTCACTGGTGTTACTCGTGCAGCTAACAGCACGACTGCAGCGGCACATTCTGCTACAACCGACACATCTAGAACGGTTGTGTCAGAGTCTTGGACAGAGCGAGATTCTGGGCGCACGAACGCTGGCAAGTATAGATTTGAAAGATTTAATTTTGATGGCAACGATAAACTGATCGTTGTAGATGGAGTAAACGCTCCTACAGTGTTTAACACATCTATGTCCGCCACCGATGTAAGTGAGAATAGTGTGACGGGAGCATCTATTGTAGCAGCGTATAGAGAGCATATGTTTTACGCTGGTATGCCCCTTACAGGTAACTCCGGCCCCCAAGAATTAGTATTTAGCCAACCATTTGATGAGGATGCGTTCAGTTCTGGATCGGGGGCAGGTAGCATTAAAGTTGACGACAATATTGTTGGCTTAAAAGTGTTTCGTGAATCTTTGTTTATATTTTGTGAAAACAGAATATTTAAACTAACGGGTAGTTCTTTAAGTGATTTTGCCATCCAACCTGTCACTCGTGACATAGGCTGCATAAATGGAAACACTATTCAAGAATTTGCTGGTGATCTTTTGTTTCTTGGCCCTGACGGGTTGCGGACAGTTTCGGGCACAGCAAGAATCGGTGACGTGGAGTTGGGCACTATAAGTTCCAACGTGCAGTCTGTATTTGATGAAAACATAGCAGACGCTTCGTTGTTTGAGTCTGTGGTCATACCAGAAAAAACACAATACAGAATATTTTTTAGTAAAACAGGTGTGACTGAGATAAACACAGAGGGAATTATTTGTGTTCTCAAAGGTCAACAACAAGGTAAAGGCTACGAGTTTTCTAAGACAAAAGGCATACGCCCCTCTACCACAAGCACGTTCATCGATGCTGGCAATGTAATTGTAATACACGGCGGTTTTGATGGGTATGTGTACAGGCAAGAAGAGGGACAGACTTTTGCAGGAACTGTCATAAACGGAAGATACAGAAGTCCTGATCTCACCATGAATGACCCCGGCATACGAAAACATATGCAGCGAGTCATTGTTAACTTTAAACCAGCATCTACAATTGATGCAGATTTGATTGTAAGGTACGACTACGAAGGAAGAAACTCCTCAAGACCCTCTGCGTATGCCTTAGATGCAACAAGAATAGCTGGAATATACGGCACGTCAACATATGGCACTCCCGTCTACGACGGTCCATCTCAACCCTTGCTTAGACAGCCAGTGGAGGGTTCGGGATTTGCAGTGGCACTTCGCGTCAATGACGGCGGAGAAACAGACGCATATTCACTAAAAGGATTTCAGCTAGAATATCAACTGGGAGCGAGAAGATAAATGGGTGCAACTTATACCAGACAGTCATCGTACGCTGACGGAGACATAATCTCCGCTGCAGATACGAACGATGAATTTAACCAGCTTCTTGCTGCATTTGCTTCAAGCACAGGACACACACACGATGGCACTGATGCAGAGGGTGGACCGATTACCAAACTGCTTGGTAACACACTTACGTTTGGTGCAGCTACATCCGGGACAGACATCACTATCACCTTCGATGGAGAAACAAACGACGGTGTACTAAAGTGGATGGAAGACGAAGACTACTTTGAGTTTTCAGATGATATACTTGTAGCCAGCACAGAAAAACTACAGTTCCGCGATACCGCTATATACATTAACTCAAGCACAGATGGGCAGCTTGATCTCGTAGCCGATACAGAAATACAAATTGCTGCTACCACCATTGACATGAATGGTAACGTAGACATATCAGGCACACTGACAATCGGTGGTGCGGATATATCTGAAACCGAATTAGAAATACTTGATGGTGCAACGGTTACCACCACAGAAATAAACGTCCTTGACGGTGACACATCTGCTACATCTACCACTGTAGCTGACGCAGACCGTGTTGTATTCAATGATGCTGGAACTATGAAGCAGGT